GTAATTATCAACGTGCTGTTTCTTCATCTGAAGCTGACCGACCTTGTCGCTTCGACCCTCCTTTTTCATTCGTGCTATACAATGCTCAAGCTCTCTTGAATCTTTTTTTAATTTTTCTAATTGGGAAGGAACCATGTGTTCTCCTATGGTTAAATTGTAAGTTTAATCAAATCGCATGATATAGAATATTTGCTATAAAGTCTCCTCTAGAAGTGAAAAACGGACCAGAGTCAATTAAGACTTGGTCCGTCGTGCTAAATTGTGTATACTACACTCATATTGTTATTTATTTAATTATGAGTCCTGGGAAAGCCTCTGCAACTAATTTTTTATTTAAACCTTTATAAACGCCATCTAAAGTTTTGTCTTTCATGTGACATACCAAAGGTACCTCTTTGCTGTCAATCCTGTATAAGATATCGATGAACATCTTCTCGCGTCTCATACGATTGACTTGTTCTCCAGGACCACCCTTGACGAAGTACCTAAACTTCTTAGTCTCTGACATCAAGCGTGTCTTGTCATAGAGTCGCTTTTCCTCTTCATCGATTGGAGGTACACCCTTTGGTAGGATGAACTCGATGCTGTCATCGAATGCACCCTTAAGGATGTCACGTAGCTCTAGCGTGTTGTGTTCTCTCAACACAGCAATCTTTTCTTTTTTAGTCTCAGCCTTTGCAACAAGGTCTAAAACTTCGGATACCAATAATTTTTTAGCCATATGTTAAAACTCGTGGACAGATTCAACTAACATCTTGCAACGCTTCTTAATTAGGTAATCAAGGATGCGAGCGCGAGGAGCAGTCTCTTGATTTGTAAATGTATCTATAATAAGTTTACTGATCTTTTCAGGGATCTCAGATAGATCGATCAACTTCTTATTGCGTTGATAGTTCCTATATGTCTCAGTATCCATCACTGAAGATAAGTCTTCTGCCTTTGACAACCATGCATCGATTTTCTTCTTTGTAACTGGAGTCTGCCGTAGGCTATCAACAAAGGTGTTATCAGCAGAAAGAATGTTAGGAATACCATCGCCGCTATCACCACGAATAATATGTTCAAACAAGTATAAACGGGGGTTTGCGTCGCTAACCATCTTCTTTTGGATCGGAGAAAATTGCTTGACATTCTTGTACTTTTGTAGTTGAATAAAATCCTTGTCAGATGATATGATCATGACAGGTTCGTTCTTACCAAACTCTTGAGTCTGTTCTACAAGCGTAGCGATAACATCATCAGCTTCCACGTGTTGCAGATGGATGACTTTATATGGGAAGTTGGCTTTGATCTCTTCGCGAATATTGTTTAGGTACTCGAAGAAGAGGTTCCAATCCATACCGCTTTCTTCCCTTGCTTTCTTGCGATGTGCTTTATATTGTGGAAACACATCTTTACGCCAAGAGTGTCCACCATCACAAGCTAAAACGATCTCGCCATATTCTGCTTTGTATTTCACAGAGTACATGCGGATCGTATTCAAGATCATGTGTCTTAGAAAGTCTTCACTAAGCTCAGCGTTAGGATGAGCATAGAAAGATGCTATGGATATTTGTGAGTAATCGATAATAATCATAATGTATATTATACCACAGTTTTTTCTTGCTGTAAACCCTTAATGTGGGCTCTATGCACCTTTACCATTATCCAATCATTATAATATTGGTCGCTAGTTAATACATTGCGAGTAAACTGTTCATATGCCTCAAGGTAATTACATTCACCTTTTCCTGCACACAGATGAAGGATCTCTCGTTTGTATCGATCTTCACCGTTTGCTGCAACTTCCTCAAGCAAAACTTTGTTAGACCCAAAATAAGTCTTCCAATCTGATTCGACCTTGAGTCGTTTCTTCTTGCCTTTTACTTGTTTGGTCTTATTAGACCAAAATAGTTTCTTACCTACATACTGTTTGTTAGTTAACGTATCAGTAATTAGGTAAACAAAACCATATACTTCCTTATGTGTCTGTTCGCCTAGATCATAAGGCTTACCATTGTATATCCATGTCATCTTCAAAGCCATCCTTTAAGAGGTCGTAATCTTCTTCCTCTTGTATATATGATGACCCGCAGAATGGACAATACTCAGGCTCTTGGCTTACTTGATCATAGTCGTACTCGATTGTTGCCTCTACGGCACACTCATTGCACTCTAATGTCTTCTTTGTCATAGTGATTGTTCTTTTAATTCTAACCAAACTTTTAATTTGTCAAAGCCACCAATCAAATCGCCATTATGAAATATTTGAGGCACTGACCTTAAACCCTTTTCAACTAGAACATCCCTTCCTGCAGCATTAGTGTCTACGTTTATTTCGATATATTCAATGCCTTTGGATTCTAGTAACTTCTTTGCTTGTGTGCAATACGGACACACAGTCTTGCTATAAACTATCCATGGTGTCATAGAGATAAACCCTTTAATGTATCAGCGCTTAAGTCTTGCTTCACACCACCAGTTATGTATGATGTGATCTCTGTTTCTTGCGGTGCAACTTGTACGTTTCCACCAGCAATCCACTTCTCTGTCCATGGTAATGGATTAGATTGTGATACTGTGTATGGACAGTGATAACCCAATGTACGCATGCGACGACAGCCAATCCATTCTACATAGTCAGATAGTAGTCTCTCATTTAGACCGATCATAGAACCATCTTTGAATAGGTATTTTGCCCAGTCTTTTTCTTGTTCGATAGCAGATACAAACATCTGCTCCACTTGCTTCTCTGTCTCTTGACGAACACGAGCCATGTCTTCGTCATCTTTAGTCAACAACTTGATGATGGCAGTACTACCAGCTAAGTGAGTGTTCTCATCGCGAGCAATGAACTTAATTACCTTAGCGTTGCCTTCCATCTTCTTAAGCTCAGCGAATGCCCAAGAACATGCAAATGAAACATAGAAACGAATGCCTTCGAGTATGTATACACTCATCAAGCATAGGAATAGTTTTTTCTTTAACTCATAGAGATCTACGGTAATAGTCTCACCATTAACTGTATGACTTCCCACACCAAGAAGCTCGTAATAACGACTGTAACGAATAAAGTCATCATAATAAACAGAGATATCATGGGCGCAGTCAAGAATTGGTTGTATAGTTTTGATTTCGTCAAACACGATAGAAGGGTTCGCATAAACATTCCTAATAATATGTGTATATGAACGTGAATGGATAGTCTCAAAGAATGCCCACGTTTCAACCATAACTTCGAGTTCTGGCACTGATGCCACTGGTAATAATGCGAGGTTAGGAGAACGACCTTGCACAGAGTCCAATAAGATTTGACGCTTTAAGTTAGATGTAAAGATGTGTTGCTCAAACTCGTTTAGATCGTGGAAATCTTTTCTATCTTTAGAAAGATCAACTTCTTCTGGTCTCCAGAAAAATCCCAATTGTTTGTCAGTAATCTTTTCAAACTGGTTGTATCGAACTGTATCGTATCGTGCTATATCAACTGGTTCGCCAAAAAACATTGGTGATTCTAAATGACTCTTCGTCTTTAATTTAAATACTGACATTTACCATTTCCCTAACGGACATTTTTCCTTCAACGGGAGTATCTTTAAAAATAAGATACACCCGCACTCTTTACATCTTTCAACTTTCAACAACGTAGTCTTGCGTGGACATGTCTTGCATATCCCATACCGCTTTAATGCTAGTTCTTTTAGATCTTGCAACTTTCGCAGTCCTCTTCACCTTCGACAGGTTGAGCTAACTGTTCTTCGATTGCTTTAAACTGTTTCTCGTGTAACTCACCTGCACCATCGTATGTATTAAAGTAATATAGTTGCTTACCACCATACTTATAGAACGACACCAAGTGCTTGATCATATCTGACATCGGCACTTTATGATCTTCATAGTTTTCTGGATTATATGATGTATTAACAGAGATACCTTGATCGATATACTTCTGTAACACTGCACAAATCTTGAGATAACCTTCTGGTGATTTTTGATTCCACAATAGGTCGTATTGATTGCGTAGCTTATGATAACCTGGTACGACTTGAGCCATCACACCATCTTTAGATTGCTTGAATGATACGAGCGCACGCGGAGGTTCGATACCATTCGTAGAGTTACTAATCTGTGCAGATGTTTCAGCTGGCATCAAAGCCATTAAAGTAGAGTTACGAATACCATAAGTCTTCAAATCATTTCGTAGTGTTTTCCAATCCATTCTTTCTATGTGTCGTACTAACTCATCTACTTCTTTCTTGTATGTATCATTCGGAGTTTTTCCAATTGAATACTTGGTCTCATTATTTAAAGGACATGCACCTTTCTCTTTAGCCAAGTCATTAGAAGCCTTAATCAAATAATATGACCATGCTTCTGCGTACTCGTCTATCGTTTCGAGTGATGACTCATCATATCGCAGACCTCGTTTTGCGAGGAAGTATGCGAGGTTGATGATGCCGACACCAAGAGGGCGGCGATTTTTCGTTGACCGCTCTGCCGCTGGTACGGGATACCACTGGTAGTCCAACAAAGCGTCGAGGCTTCTGACTGTGAGGTCGCAGTATCTTTCGAATTCTCTTGGCTCGTTGATGAGTCCCCAGTTAATGGCTGACAAAGTGCACAGACTGATTTCCCCATTTGCATCCTCCGCTGATGTTAAAGGTTTAGTTGGTAAATCGATTTCACAACACAAATTAGACATGCGAATAGGTGCCATTTCAGGGATGAATGCACCGTGACTATTTGCATGGTCTACGTTCATCAAGTAGATTCTACCAGTATCCTTACGCTCAGTTAAGAACTGAGTGAATACTTCCATAGCTGGTAGAACTTTCTTGCGAATATCGTCTTTGCGTTCATACGCTTCATATAACTCTTTAAACTTTTCCTGATCTGCATAGAATGCGTCGTATAGATCAGGTACTTCATCTGGAGAAAACAATGTAATGTTACCGCCAGTCAATAGACGTTCATACATCGTCTTGTTAAACTGGAAGCAGTAATCCATATGACGTACACGAGTCTCTTCAGTACCTTTATTGTTCTTCAATACAATAAGGTTCTCAAACTCGAGGTGCCAAATAGGAAGATAAACAGTTGCTGCACCACCACGTACACCGCCCTGTGAACATGATTTTACAGCAGCTTGGAAATACTTTAAAAAGGGGATGAGGCCAGTGTGAATAACGCTACCGTCACCGATACGACTACCAATAGCACGAATGCTACCAGCGCCGATACCAATCCCAGCCTTTTTAGAGATGTAACGGACAATGGAAGTCGACGTCGAATTGATGGAGTCCAGAGAATCACCTGACTCAATAAGCACACAGCTACTAAACTGACGAGTAGGAGTGCGAAGGCCAGCCATGATTGGGGTAGGAAGGCTAATATAGAATTGAGAAATTGCATCGTAGTATTCCTTTACATATCTCATGCGATTCTCTTTAGGATACTGCATAAAGAGGTTCATCGCAATAAGCATGTACAATACTTGTGGAGTTTCATATGGCACTTTAGTCAAGCGATCTTGAACTAAGTACTTTCCACGGAATTGTTCCATGCCTACGTACGTAAATTCGTTATCACGATCGTGTTTAATGTAACGATCAAGATGATCAAACTCTTGCTCAGTGTATTCTGCCAAGACTTCACCATCATAAACACCTCTCATTACGTTTTGCGTAGTGATGGTGATTAAAGACCATGGCTCGTATTCACCATAGACTTGTTTACGTAGCTTATAGTTAACTAGACGAGCAGCAACATACTGATAATTTGGTGTGTGCTCGGAGATTAATTCTGCAGCAGACTTAATTAACAACTCGTGGATGTCATCAGTCTTCATGCCATCATTGATCTGAATGTTTGCTTTTAATTCTATCTCACTGATGGATACTCCATTAATTCCTTCTGTCGCCCACTCTAAAACTTTGTGGATCTTGTTCACGTCGAATGGTTCGTTCTTACCATCTCTTTTTGTTACATTGATG